TTTAATTTTAACATCGATATCCATAGCTAACAGGCTATCGTCACCAGAAACAAGTGACATCGATACCCCGGTGGATAGATTTTCCATAAAATCCATATAATAACCCAGTTTCTCAGCGGTTAATGAACCGCCGTACACGGGATAATGGGTCATGCTAACTGCAGCTGATTGAGGGGCTGCGTAATAACTTGGTGGGATTGGGAATGTATAAGCTTCGGGACGTTCACACTGCCATTCTGTTTTTAGTCGTTTTAAAACTAAAGCCATATGTGGGCCAGTCGCACAGGTGATGTATAAACCAGGATTATTAATATTACGTACCTTATATTTCATAAGAGCTGCATTTGTTTTAACAAATAAAGCTGAACGTATATTATCATAACCTGTAATATTACACAAATCACCATAAGGTCTATTAGCAACCTCGTCTCGAATACATTTAGTATATAACGTACTCTTACCCGTTGATAAAGCCCACTCTTCCATAGCTTCTGTTGTGAAGTATAAATGTTCATCAAACTTATAAGCTATGAGTGGGGGAACCAAGAAATTGTTAGCAATATAGTGGTATTGCTTACCATAGGAGCCAGCTTTAGGGCGTTCCAATACATCGTTTATGAGATGTAAATTATTTTCTGGACTATTGTCGAGATGGAACATTGGTAACCAACAAACAGGCGCACAAAATGAATACAAGAAATCGCTTTCAGTCATAGTGTTTGTAAAATCTTTAAAAACAAAAGGTTCATCGCTTTGCGAGTTAACGAAAAAACCCTTCGTACGAATCATCTTTTTCTTAAAATCGATATCGTTTAATTTTACTGGAGTATGCGGCACTGATACACGTCTTTGCGTAAAAATACCAACACTATGTTTAACTACTGTAGCACAATTTTCTATATCCAAATAAGCCAAAGCCAGCGCATCTGGACCTGTCGTCGACATTTCTATAAATCTTTTCTGTTGATCTGATTGATTAATCATGGTGATTTTATTACCGTATAAAAACCAACCTAGGAAAATTAAAAATATGATTATAATTATTAAGGATAATATAAACCAAAATAAAAACATCAACCAGTATACGTTTCTGAAGAAAAGAATAATGTTCATCAATAAGACGAACAATATAAAATAATAGAAAACCAACCTCTTACTTATATAAGAGTCTCTCATTGGGTTAAGTTTGTCAAGATTATTCCACAAATGCTTATTTATACCCACTTCTTCGCCATTAATTGAGGTAGCTTGTAATACAGCTCCATCACGACGAGATACAGTGGTGTTTATTGCAATAGTAGTGCCGTCAACTAATAAATCTGCGCACATAGGATGAGTTTTTTGCATAGATACAAACCAAGATAATTTATCAAATTCGGTAACGATATTGCTCCGAAACTTTCTTGCTTGTGGTCCAACAACTGTTATACCCAAACCTTTGCTAACAAAACTATTTTT